ACGCTATCGATCATGACGACGCTATCGATCTAGATAGCGACGTAGAATCCTCTGAGAATCACGACTCGACGCGCCATTAAATAGCTCTCACCTGGCCTTCGAGCTTAGCTGACTATAGCCCCTATCGTTAACAGTTAAGGAAAGGGCTTAGCTATCCCGCCGACCGCCCCCGCCCCCCCTATTGAAGAGGCGTAGGGCTGGAGAGTTATACGTATTACTCCACTCAAATAATTAGCAATTTCTGACGAAAACCTAATATTTCATAATCGATTCATGATGTTACATTGTGCTTCAGCCCTTTTTTCTGCGGAAAAGAGTCTAGGAATCATAGCCCTCAAATTTTTTTCAAAAAAAAAATTATTTGCAAAATAGGAACTTACAGCGAACGAACGGGAAGCCACTTGCAACGGGTATCATTTTGCTGTATTTGACGTTGATATATAGCAGCGGTTGATACAATAAACCTTTGATATCAGCTTAATCTTATTTCAGTTTTATTTTTTTTGGTTTTAGCTTAAACAAGCTAAGTTGATACCAAGAAAGCTATGTATCAACGTCAGATTCAAATTATTCCTGGGCGGTGGTTTGGCATTGTGATTAAGCTCCGGTTGGGGTTAGCCGTGCTGATCTAAGGAGATCCCCTGACTAGATATTTTCACCTAGGTATCTTTGTCTACTCTCCCTTACCATTCCACCTGCCCTTCTTAACTGTTTCAATTCTGGTATATTCTCCTGCATGGAGTTGTACCATTGAATAAAACTCAAAGAAGGGCGGTAGCTGCTAGTAAATCTGTAGAGGCCAACAATCAAGCGATGGAAATTGCAATGAAGGCTCTGGAACGGATCGAGATGCATGAGAAGGAATGTGGTGCGCGTTGGTCTGAGGCCATTGTTGAATTAAAGCATCTGAAGGAACTGACCTCGTCTCATTCTGCTCGATGGGAGAAGCTGGCATGGTTGGTAGTGGCGGCGGTTACAGTTCATATCATCAGCGGGATGTTCTAGCATGACAGGATACGCAATTCTTTTTACTGGAACTCGTTTTATTGATGGGGTGTATATGTCGCACTCACTGGCTTACGCCTGCGCCGAATCTCTCAGGGGGCAGTTCCCAAACTTACGGGTGGATCTAATCCAGGTGAGTGAAGGTTTCAACCTTTCTGATGATATATTCTGGGTAAATCACCTGGAGGAATTAGAGGAGTTAAACAGAGCAGGAGATAGGCGAGCTAAAAGGACTCTGACTGATGTATCAGTACAAAGCTACCATCACTAGAATCATTGATGGCGATACCGTCGATTGTGATATTGATCTAGGATTTAAGGTGGTTCTAGCCAAGCAGCGTATCAGACTCCACGGCATAGACACTCCTGAATCTCGCACCCGAGATAAGGTTGAGAAGAAATATGGCCTTCTGGCTAAGAAATTTCTGGTGGAATTCATTGAAGAAGCTGAACATTCCATCATTATCGAAACCTCGAAAGGGAAAAGTCGAGGCAAGTTTGGAAGGATATTGGGTAAGTTGGTTAATGCCGATGGGGTCTGTGTCAATGACCTCATGTGTGAAATCGGCCACGCAGCGCCCTACTTCGGGCAATCAAAGGAAGATATCGCCGCACAGCACATTGAGAATCGTCAAAAAATAGATAAGTTGCTGGAATAATGCCTGTCCGTAAGGTATCAGGTGGGTATAAGTGGGGGAAATCAGGGAAGGTCTATCCAACCAAGGCGCAGGCTGAGCGTCAGGGAAGAGCGATCTATGCCTCAGGCTATCAGGATGGTGGTATTACTGAGGTAAGCCAGGGCGATGATCCCTCGACAGCGGAGCGGGTCATGAATTTTATGGGTAATATCAGATTCCCTTCCTACTATGCGGAATCACCTCCCCCTGAAACAGTCTATCCTCGCGGAATCGCCAGAGGAGCCGCGCAGCTTCAGCAACAAGAATCTACGGAATCTCCAGTTACTCCCGCCCGACTTGCGTGGTTTCTATCACAACTTCGCCCCAGTGCGGGGATTACTGATTTGCTGGAGATGGAGCCGGGACTGCCTTCAGCGGAAGCCGGGGCAGGGGAGTTCATGTCGGCTGAACCGATGCCCGGAATGACGAGCAATATCAGGGAAGGCAGATACCTTGATGCCTTGCTTCAGGGCGTGGGCGCAGCAGGTGATGTAGCTTATGCGACAGCGCCTTTTACTGGCCCTCTCGGAATAGCGGGTGGCGCAGGCTTGAAAGGTATCGCTGCATTGGGCAAAGGCTTGTTGATGTTCCCGATGTCGGGCATGACCACATGGCATGGCTCACCGCATAGGTTCGATCAGTTCAGGTCTTCACAGATCGGGACGGGCGAAGGCGCTCAAGCCTTCGGGCATGGGCTGTACTTTTCCGAGAATCCTAAGACTGCCAGAACGTATAGCGCAGATCGTTCATACGTTGGGAGAGCGATGGCTGGTGATGCAGATAATGCTGAATGGGATGCGGCGCGTATTGCGCAAACCGCTATGGATGAGTTTGACGATGAAGCTGTAGATCACTTGAGAAACGTTCTGAGGCAACGTTCTACCGCACCGCACCAAATCGTAGAAAATAAAAAGGTTCAGGACGCAATCGGGATGATTCAAAGAGGTCAGGTAACGAGAGCGGGCGCTCTCTACGAGGTAGACATCCCCGATGAAGCTATTGCCAAGATGTTGGATTGGGATGCGCCGATTAGAGAGCAAGCAGGTATTACGGAATTATTCGATGAGGTTCGTTTGCCCGGTCAAGGAACATTGGGTGGGGACGCAGTTCAGTTGCATGGTAAGGGTGTATTGAAAGGCGTGATTGTTGATGGGGTAGACCTATCTGATGATGGTGCTGGATTATACTACGGGCTGTCACAAGTGCTTGATGGGGAAAAAGTAGCGTCCGAGGCATTAGGCGCAGCAGGCATCCCCGGAATACGTTACCTAGACGCTGGTTCTAGGGTTGGGACCGATGCTCAACGGTTGATTAACGCTCAAGGTTCTAGGGAGGCTGCTTTAAGTTTGGCTAAACGTCGTCTTGATTCAATTCAGTTTGGGGATTTTCAGGGTAAAGCGCATTGGTCTAATCTTGTCGATGACTTGAGCAAAGAGACTACCCGAAACTTCGTCGTGTTTGACGAAGATTTGCCGAAGATCATAGGGGTTGAGTAGATGCTTGAAGGCATCAACCCCAAAACTCTAAGTAAAGTACGCAATCTTCCTGATATCCAAGATAAGCGGGAGTTTTTGGAACTACTTGAGGATCTGGAAGAGGCCAATAAAAAGGAAGCTGCCAGAGAGGAGTTCTTAGGCTTTGTGAATTATGTATGGCCTGCCTTTATCGAAGGTAGGCATCACAAGGTCATTGCCAAGGCATTTGAAAGGGTCATCAAGGGTGATCTCAAGCGTTTAATCATCAATATGCCGCCGAGGCACACCAAGTCAGAGTTTGCTTCTTACCTCCTACCAGCCTGGTTTTTAGGTCAGAACCCAGATAAGAAAATAATCCAGACCTCGCACACAGCGGAACTATCTGTTGGCTTTGGCAGGAAGGTCAGAAACTTAGTAGATTCTGAGGATTTCAAGGAAATCTTTCCAGAACTGGCGCTCAGAGCAGATTCCAAGGCCGCAGGGCGCTGGAGTACCAATCAGGGTGGGGAATACTTCGCTATTGGTGTGGGCGGTGCCGTCACTGGTAAAGGTGCAGATTTACTTATTATTGATGATCCTCATTCTGAGCAGGATGGTCAGAGCATAGATCCTGCGGTATTCGACAAGACCTATGAATGGTATACCTCCGGTCCAAGACAGAGGCTGCAACCTGGTGGGGCTATTATTATTGTTATGACCCGCTGGCATTTGCGGGACTTAACAGGAAAGATCATCAAGGCTTCGACCCAAAGAGAGGGGGTAGATGAATGGGAATTGATTGAGTTCCCTGCTCTGATGCCCTCTGGAAATTCTCTCTGGCCTGAGTTCTGGAGTAAGAAAGAACTGCTTGCCCTGCAAAGTGAACTACCCTCGCCTAAATGGGAGGCCCAATATCAGCAACAGCCAACCTCGGAGGGAGGGGCGCTGGTCAAGCGGGAATGGTGGAAACGATGGGAGGCTGATAATCCGCCTCAATGTGATTTCATTATCCAATCTTGGGATACAGCCTTTCTCAAAACCAGACGCGCTGATTATTCAGCCTGCACCACCTGGGGCGTTTTCTACCATCCCGATGATGAGGGCCGGACACGACCTAATATCATCCTACTAGATGCCCACAAGGAGCGATTGGAATTTCCAGAACTAAAGAAAAAGGCGATGGAGTTCTATAACGATTGGCAACCTGATGCCTGCATCATTGAGGCTAAAGCTGCCGGAGCGCCGCTGGTATTTGAATTGCGTGCGATGGGAATCCCTGTTTCAGAGTACACCCCGTCAAGAGGGAACGACAAAGTGGCGCGGGTTAATGCAGTGGCGGATATGTTTGCATCTGGGGTTGTTTGGTGTCCCGAGACTCGCTTTGGGGAGATGGTGATCGAGGAATTCGCCTCTTTTCCTGTAGGCGAACATGACGATCTGGTAGACAGCAGCACACAGGCTTTGCTACGGTTCCGTCAGGGTGGATTTTTAAGGCTTCATACCGATGAAGAAGATGAGCCGATGTATCGCAAAACAGCGGCCTATTACTAGGAGAATCTAATGCCAGCACCACTAGCATTACCATTATTAGGAGCAGCGGCAAGGCTGATTTTATCATCAGGCGCAAGAGAAGCCGCTAAAAAATATGGAAGGGTTGCTATTAAAAAGGCTCAAGAACAAATAAAAAAACATGATTCTGCATTAACGAAGAAATCTATTGAGGCGGCGCGTAAGGAAGGGCTAGGCACTCTGCCGAGGAGAGCAGGTAAGGCTGCTCGTCAAGAAGCTGAAAAACAAAGCCAGCGGGATATGTTGCGGACTCGACTAGACAGGCAACGAGCGCAAGGACGAACCCCGACGATAAAAGATGAAGTTCCCCTTAGATTTGCAAAAGGGGGGAGCATTGATGGCAAGGCCACTAGAGGCTTAACCAAAGGCTCAAGGAGAAAATGACTGACGCATTGGTTAACGAATGGCCTATTGAGAAGCTGCTTCGTCCCATCTTCAGGAGGAAGTCTCTAGTTGGCGATAGCGACTATTTCAATAAGAAAGACTTTCCAGTCACAAAAGATCTCGAAGAAAATTATGAGGCAATTCTTTCTGAGCTTAAACCGCTCATGGAACGGGTTGGTGAGTTTGCGCCTTTTCAGGATATCAGCCCAGACCAGATCCATATCTCCAATGATGATCGTTGGAAGATGTTCTTTCTCAAAGCAGGAACCTACCGCTTTGAAAGAAACTGCCGTGAAACTCCAAAAACGATGGAAATTCTTGATCGGCATAAAAATATTGTATCGGCCTATTTTTCAGTCATAGGGCCAAACAAAATGCTAATGCCGCATGAAGGGCCGTGGTGCGGGGTGATCCGTATTCATCTGGCTATGGTTGTCCCCTCGGACGGAGACTCTATTTTGGTATGCAACGAAAAAGAGTACCGATGGAAAGAGGGAGAAGCTGTTGTTTTTGATGACACCTATGAGCATTTTGCTGTAAATTTAAGCAATAATAATAGAGTTGTGTTATTTCTTGACTATATGCGTCCTTTGCCTAAGCCGTGGAATTGGATAAACTGGCTGATATTAAAGAGCGCAAGACTTGTTCCTTACTTCAGAGAGCCTATAAAACGGCACAAGGAATGGGAAAAAAGTTTTTATGGGTTAGGAGAATCTAATGCCAAGTTACTATGACAGCACCAAAACAAAACCCGGTCTTGCCGAGATAAAATATAAGAAAGGTGGGAAGGTCAAGAAGATGTCCAAGGGCGGCAGGACTGTAGCCCGTGGAAGCGGCGCAGCCCGTCCGCAGTATTTCGGGAAAAACGGCTAGATGGCGATAGAACGCCCAATGGGGCAAGACCCCTTTGTGCAATCACAGGCTAATGCAGGTCTGGAAATAGATATCGTCAATCCAGAATCGGTATCAGTAGACACCCCTGATGGTGGCGTCATTATAGATTTCGACCCCAACGGGATGATGCCCGGTGATTCTGACCATAATGAAAACCTAGCTGATCTTATTGAAGATAATGATCTGCACTCCATTGCCTCCGACTTGGTAAGCGCATTTGAGGCAGATAGAGATTCACGATCTGACTGGGAAGAGACCTATATCAATGGACTCGATCTTCTCGGCCTAAAGAACGAAGACCGCACAGAACCTTGGGATGGTGCTTGCGGGGTGTTTCATCCGGTACTAACCGAAGCGGTTATCCGTTTTCAGGCGCAGGCAATTCAAGAGATATTCCCAGCATCTGGCCCTGTTAAAACCTCGATAATTGGTAACGTCACCAGCGAAAAAGAAAAGCAAGCAGGACGGGTACGAGATTATTTGAATTACCTGCTAACCGAAAAGATGACCGAATACCGTGGCGAGACAGAGAAAATGCTCTTCTCGCTGCCCTTGGCTGGATCTGCCTTTAGGAAAGTTTACTACGATCCCAACATGGGGCGACCTTGCTCGATGTTCGTTCCGGCAGAAGACTTCGTGGTGAGCTACGGCGCAGCCGATTTGATGACTTGCGAGAGAGCCACCCACATTATGAAGCGCACCAGCAACGAGGTGCGTAAATTGCAGGTATCTGGCTTCTACAGTGATATAGATTTACCCGCTCCAAGCCCAGACACGGGGGAGATCGAGAGGAAATACAACCAATTAACAGGTGATTCGTCTAATTATGACTTTGATAACCGCCACACCATCCTAGAAGTACAGGCAGAAATGGATTTGGTCGGGTTTGAGGATGAAGAGAACGGCGAACCCACTGGAATTGCCCTACCTTATGTAGTCAGTATCGACAAATCTTCGAGAAAAGTCCTGTCGATCCGCAGGAACTGGTACGAGAACGACCCGATGAGGATGAAGCGGGAACATTTCGTCCATTATCAGTACCTTCCGGGTCTTGGCTTCTATGGATTTGGTCTGATCCACATGATTGGTGGGCTGGCGAAGTCTGCAACTAGCGTTTTACGCCAGTTAGTAGACGCTGGAACCCTCTCAAATCTACCGGGTGGGCTAAAAGCCCGTGGATTACGCATCAAGGGCGACGATACGCCGATTATGCCGGGTGAATTCCGCGATGTGGACGTTCCTGGCGGCGCAATCCGCGACAACATCACGTTTTTGCCCTACAAAGAGCCTTCAAACGTCCTATATCAGCTTTTGGGCGATATTGTCACTGAGGGTAGGCGTTTTGCCTCTGCCGGTGACGTAAAAGCGGCGGATATGAACGCCGAAGCGCCCGTCGGCACAACTTTAGCCATTCTTGAACGCTCGATGAAGGTCATGAGCGCGGTGCAAGCGCGACTTCATGCCTCGATGCGTAAAGAGTTAAGGATTCTATCTGGAATAGTTCGTGATTTCGGTCCTTCAGATTATCCCTACGATGTTGTGGGCAACGAGTTAACGAGTGAAGACTTCGATGATCGCGTGGACATCATTCCGGTCAGTGATCCCAACGCAGGCACGATGGCGCAGCGAATTATGCAGTATCAGGCTGCACTTCAGTTGGCTGCTCAAGCGCCGCAGATGTATGACATGCCGCTATTGCACCGGCAAATGCTGGAAGTGCTGGGAATCAGAGAGGCAGACAAGATTGTGCCTCTTGAGGATGAGATCGAGATTGCCGATCCAGTGACCGAGAATATGAACATTATCAATGGAGAGCCGGTCAAAGCCTTCATCTATCAAGACCACGAAGCGCATATACAGACGCATGTTTCATTGATCCAAGACCCCAAGGTCATGGAGATTTTGTCTCAAAGTCCTACCGCCAAGGCATCAGAGGCGGCAATGTCTGCTCATATCTCAGAACACGTTGCTTTTGCCTATAGAGCGAAGATTGAGAAAGAACTTGGTGTCGAGCTTCCGGCTGCTGGAGATGCCCTTCCAGAAGACATCGAACTCAGGTTATCTCGCTTGGTAGCGCCAGCGGCTGCGCAATTAACTGGAAAAGATCAGCAAGAAGCCCAGATGAAGAAGAAGATGGAAGAGGCGGAAGATCCGATTATCCAGATGCAGCAGCAGGAATTGCAGATCAAGCAAGCCCAAGCTCAGGCAAAGGCGCAGTCCGATATGGCTAAGATTCAAGCCGATCTACAGAAGGCCGCAGACAAGTCATCGCTTGAGAGAGAGAAGTTATCTCAGCAGGAGCGGCTTGAAAGAGCTAAGTTGGGTGCTAGAATTGCAGCCGATAATAGTCGGGAACAACTTGAATCTAAAAGAATTGCTAGTAAAGAGCAGGTTGAAGGTG